CTTAACGTTCCTGTCCCCATGTTGCCGCCCCAGCGAAAATAAACAGCTATACGTCTACCCGGCACTAAGCTTATCTGAGCGTAACCACCAGAAGCGCCAACTTCCATGATGTCTTTATCGTTCGAAGTTGCGCCACTATCACAGAAGTAACGTTTGGCAGACTCATTGTGTCCGTTAAGTGCTTGTTTGTCGGCTGCACTCATAAGGCCATTTGCCGAAGTCGTGGCAACTGAATAGGTGGTATTGGTATCAAAATCGCCAAGAAACTCCCAATGCGAGCCATCATAAACAAACTTGTACATACGGCTTGCAGCCAGCGAGCCGGGAGATGGAATAGCGTAATTTCTGTAACGAATTGGTTTCCCTCCTGTCCCGTTAACATTCAGAGTCAGGCTTGATGTGGATGCAGTATTTGTCACCATAAACTTTATGGTGATTTCAACTCCTTTTATCAAAAAGAAGCCCGGGCAGTCTACCTTTTTGGCCGCCAGTCCTGCCGATGTGTTGCATTCTGCATAATACGACCCGGCATCAAGCCTGACCACTCCGGCGGTATTACCAACAAAAAGTCTGTTGTCCGGGATGTTATATGCCTGCTCACCTAAAGAAAGACTTGCCGGAACACTCCCTGCCTGAGTGCTCCGTTTAAGTTTTACGATTTGTGACATTAGTAATACCCTCCATCAATGTCGGGATTAGAAATTTTCTTCCACCGGTATTCATCAACCACAGTTAAAGCTGTCATGTCACCGGGATAGTTCCATTGATAAAGGTGCTGCTGGTCGCTGTCCTGAAATGACAATAACAAACCCCTCTTGTACATTGTTTCAGGAATGAGGGCGATAGCTTCAGCCAGCGTGTCGACCGTTCCATAGGACCGGCTTGCATCAAAGATCAATCGATTTTCATACAACAAATCATGCTGTGTTTTGGGAGCAGCATCTGTAATACCATACCCTGACAAGGTGCTTGGATTAGACCCTCCTGTCACATGACCGGCAGCATTGACAGTAACCGATTTGTAAGTGCCTGCCGTTACACCCGAATTTGGATGTGTATATTTATTCGCTCCGGCAGCTACACCATTCAACTTAGCCTTGTCGGCAGCAGACATTAAACCGGCTGTCGATGTAGTGGCTGCGCCATAGGTTGTGTTTGTATCAAGGTCGCCAACCAATTCGTAATTTGTACCATCGTACACAAACTCATACACTCTTCCTGCCGCCAGATAACCGGCAGAAATGGCTGAGCCTCTGTAAAAGATTGGCTTTGCCCCTGTACTGTTCACGTTCAATGTCGGACTGCCTGCAGAGTTGGTAACAGTAAATTTAACCACCACCCTTGCCCCGGGGAGTAATTGAAAAGGTTCTGAACCTGAAATGCTGGTCACTTTTGCTGCTGTTGCTGCTGCAGTAGAGCACACACCAAAGTTGCGAATTCTATCCCTTATCATGGCATGTAAAGTGGCTAAGGCCCATTGACTTGCCGCTACAGAATCATCGGCAGCATGATCAGCATCACTGAAATCGTCAGACAAACGTACGTGACCATAATTGGTGCCGGTTCCCGCCCCATAAGTGGATTTGTTTGTGCTTGCATGGGCTACCGGAGTACGAGCGTTGGACAACCGGCTATCGTTCCCTTGACAAACAGTATTGGCGGCTGTACCGAAAATTACGGACAAAGCCCCTGCTGTAAGACTCAATCCAGGATTGGCAGCCAGTTTCACTAACCCCAGAGTGCTTGCTGTTGCCGCTTCCACATTGGCCTGTAATACCATCCAATATTCAGCAGAGGGCGATATGGCTGTTGCAGTCTGGTTATCTTTAATACAAATGATCGTGTCACCTACGCTGCATGCCTGCCCGGCATAAGTCCCTGCGGCTGTTACCTTGTATGTCCAACCGGCTGAGAAATGCTTTGTCGGTAATTCGGAATTTGAAGCCACCCCGCCTTTGAACATCATTGCATCATTGGCCGAGAAACCGGCTTCAATAGCAGCATCCACAACCCCTTTAACAAAAGCTGTGCTGGCAATGCGAGTTGAGTTGTTACTCAAAGCCTGTGTGGGAACTGTGGGATTCCCTGTAAAAGCCGGAGAGGCCAGCTTTGCAAAGGTTGATGTGAGCAATGCCAGGTCGTAAAAGGTAAGGTTACCTCCCGACTTTCCAATAAATAGTTTGCCGTCTGTAACATTGACAGCGATTTCACCCACTTCGAGGGTGGGTTCAGCACCTGCAGAAGTGCTTCTTTTTAATAAAATTTTCTGTGCCATTTTGTATTTTTTTTTGTGTTAATAAATGCCTCCGTTTATTTTAGAGTAAAAAGGGTATAACTTATTATCAAGCTTGCAATACCAAAGTTGTGAATCCTCTATCGAAGCATACAACTTTCCTGTTTGCGGTGATATGCCTGTCTCTGGCCACCGGTCATTCTCTGCGGCTGTGTATATCAGATTGCTTGCTGTGTCGTAATACTTATCGCCTATAATGCAATACTGCGGTGCTGTATCTGTTACTGCTAAAAGGACAACAAATTGGTCAAGCTTGCTGTTCTCTAACAATGCCTCAATTTCTGATTGGGTATAAGCGGAAGCCCTTTTCCAATGCGCTCTGTCTAAAAAGTCGTATGTTACCGAGCCGGTAAATTGATAGGTCTCCCATGTGTCGGCTGCGACTTCAAGAGTAAGGAATAGGCCGTTTTTTCTGGCAATAGAGGGTATAATGTTTGGAGCATAGTATTCTGAATGCTCGTCTACAATCGTATAATAAACTCCTTCCGGCAAGGGCTTTTTTGCTGTTATGTTGTAGATATCATGGCTTCTTTCCTGTTCGGCAATAATTCTCGCTTCCTCATTGGTCTGCCTGATGGCTTCCGCTTCTTCCAATTCAGTCATCAATTGCCGGATTTCTTCCGATGCTTCCGATGCTAACAATGAGGATAGCCATTCTTCTTCTGTGCCTGTATATCCATGCCTGACGGCCGCATCGTAATTATTCTCTGTAACCTTCATCCATGACGATTCATCTGTTACAGGGGAGATGTTAAAATTTTTTCTTGATAAATAACTCCGGCCTTCAACAGTAATCAAATCCAATATCTCATACATTGGCAGATTATTGGCTCTGGGCGTTATTGCTATTTTGACTTTAATTTTTGCCATAATTCATTATTCAACAGTCAATGCTCCTTCTTCGCAATCTAAGTCAAAGTCTTTTCTGTCTGATTCTATTACTACGTTGATGCTTCCGGTAGATTCTTCATAAGAGCCTTCTATGTCAACCATATCATCTTCATTTGCAATAACAATCAATCCGCTATTGGGTACATACGAGTTATCCGATGATAAAAGGCTATCCTTCGTTGCTCCTAAATAAACATTACTTGAGTGGCTGTATTGATACAGGCATATAATTATATAAAATTCAAGCCAATATCTATCATCTAAATAAAACTGATTTACTCCACAATCTTTATAATAGAATGGAAACGATGCGTTCAAATCGCTAAAGTATAAACTTCTCTCTCCTGGCTTAATAAGGTTGTGCAATAGGGCGTTGTGGTTGCGTGTAAATTCAACTGCGCTATTTGCTGTAAGCAACAAGTTTATTCGGGCATCTCTATGCTTATCCATTGAAGGGTGCTGGTCATAAATGACTCCACTTCTATTCTTAATGTCAATAGCAAAGTTTTGCTTCTTTTCGGACATCTTCAATAGTTCGGCCTCTGTGCCGACAGTAACAGCCATACCATAATTGGCAATGTTTATATTGTCTATCATAAACTTTTGGTTTGGATAACTACCATGCGTTGGCTCAATATAGCTGTAATTAGCAAACGGATTATCTTCTGAGAAACGAAGCGTAAAGCCTCTTGTGTTAAGTGTTATACCTTCATATCTTCTTCCGGATATGAGCCTAAGAATCCTATGTTCAGCAAAATCAACAAACATAAAATCATGGTCTATGCCATCTGCTATGAGTTGAAGGAATCCATCAATATCCGCATTTTTGTTTGCTGTAATAAAATCAATATCAAACTCCTTTGCTTTGAGTTTTACGCCTTCGGACAAATCGACTTCTAAGCCGTTTTCTTCGGCCCAATCGTTGGCGTCTGGCTCTTTCCCTGCCGGGTAGGTTAATAGACCTTTGCAACCACCATAGGCAATTAATATAGAGTACGTGTTGAACACGTCTATGCCATCTATGTAAAACCTACCTTTCATACCTTAATCGTCAAACCTTTCGTGCTAATATCATCGACTGTTGTTTTCAGCGAGGAAAGCGTTTTTTCCATCACTACAAGCTTTGCCGTATTGTTTTCTATCCCGGCCAGATACCTAAGCGATTGAGTGCTTTCGCTACGGAATGCTTTGAGTTCTTCCAATATGCTGTATGTGTGTCCCTGAATGGCTGTAAGCCTTCCGTTGTTTTCATCAACGCTTTCTTGCGAAGCAGTTGCAATGCCCCTTGATGCTCCTGTCCGGGATTGCTTGAAAATATCAAGACCTTCCTTTTTAAGTTCTTCCTGTGCGGCAATCATTGCTTCGTTGTAGCTGTCAAGCGAATCCTTGTAAACACCCATAAAGCGAACAATATCATCGACAATATTGTTATCTCCATTCGGCCCGAAGCTGTCCATCATATCGTTTTCAAGGTTCGTGAACAGTTCTTTGAAGTACTGCGCAAAAATGAGTTGAGAAAGGATTTCTTCAATGACCGAAATGGCGCTGTCCTTAAATGTGTCCATCGCCTTGTAAATATCTCCCTCCCGGAAAGCACCAACCAAAGCATCGGAAAGCTGTGTTCCTATCTCTCCGGCCAAGTCCTGAAAGTTTTGGCGCATCTGTTCTTGTGCTTCAAGGGCCTTTTCTCGTATCTCCTCCCAATTATCAACAAGCTGTCTTGTCTTTTCGTCAAGGCTATCGTAATCGGCTAAAATAGCGGGATTGATTTCAAAGGTTTCTTCATTGAAAATCTCTCCGTACTTCTCTTTTAAGGATTCAAAAATCGGAACAGTATCTTTTATTGCACTTCCTACAATTGCGCCAATGATGCTGCCAATTACCGCACCAACAAATGTGCCTATGCCGAGCGAAACTATCGAACCTATGGCTGCACCTGTTCCCATCCCTGCCAAAAAGCCTGTTGAGTTGTTCTGATTATAAACATCCTTTGTTCCGGTCTGTACCTTACCAGAGGAAATCATGTCGGAGGTTGCTCGGAGTTCTGCCATTGCTGCTGCGTACTCTTTTGCTCCGGCAAGGGCTTTTGCATAGGGATTTTCCACACCAAACAAATTCGCCTGTTGGTAGGCTTCTAATTCCACCCGGGCAAGTGCCGCATTGTGGGCTGCTTGAAGAATCTTTTCGTTCCATTCCTCCTGTGCCTGCTTGTTCTTTTGAATCCTTTCGTTTATGTAATTAAAAAGGTTTGCAATGCTGCTTACTCCGGCAGCTATCTTGTCTGTGGTGGTGGATTGTTTGTCAAATGCAACGACAAGGCTGTCCATTTCAGATGCTATTCCGGAAACTAATTTTCCGAGTTCTCCCAATCCACCGCCCATTGCTTCAAGCGATTCGCCAAGTCGGGCAAATGATGATGATAAGGCTTGTGCTGACTGTAAGACTTTTTCCCATTTCTGAACATCAATGGCTTCATCGGAGGCTTCTTTGGCTTTTTCAAGGTTCTTTTTGAGTTTTTCCACATCGACTCCGGCCTGCCTGAATGCTTCGAGTTGTTCGGGAGTTAGTTCAATGTTTTGAATTGCTTCTTCGACTTTGTTTAACTCTGTTGTGGACAATTTTGTAATGTCCTCGAATAGTGGATAAACCTCCTTGATCTTTTGTTGAATATACTCTGAGCCATCGCCAAAAAGATACAATTCAAGCAATCCCTTCTCTGTAAGGGCATCTTCGGAAACAGCTTTTAAAGCCTTCTCAAGCCTTTCTTTTGCTGTCTTGACATAAGTGCTGTCTGCTCCGTATTTCTTTGTCAGGGCGGCTATATCTTTCTGAAACGACTCCTCTATGGCCTTCCTTTGTTCGGCATAGTTAAGGTACTTATCTTTCAGCTTTTCGTAAACGGCATCAACGGAAAGCAAATATTCGTTATCGGCATCTTTTTTGATAGACGAAAAGGCATCTACCTGAGTATCGGACAAGCTTACTTTTGATGAGTCAAAGCTGCCTTTGCCTCCTTTGGCTTCCCAAACACGCCTTGCACTTTCAGTCATTGTACTGAGCAAGTCCTGTTCTTGTCGCTCAATTTCCGCTCTCTTAATGTCGTAATTGAGCTTGAGTTGAGCCAATTCCTTTTCTGCTCCGGAGTTCATTGCATTTATTGAGGACTGCCGGGCCTTGAAAGCCAATTCTTCATTCTTACGGATAAGATCAAGTTCGTCTTTCGTGATTTGCTCAAGGTCTTTTTCGGGGGCTTCTACGCCAAGCTGCTTGATAAGTTTTCCTACGGCTTCAATTCTGCCATCCACATCTTCAAGCTTACTTCGTCTGTCAGCCAAAGACATTGGAGTAGTAAGGATTTTGTTGCGTTCATCAATCAGGGCTTGTAATTCTTTGTTGGCCTGCTTTAAGTCTTGCGCTCCGGTAGTAAGGATTTCATTCCTTTTGTTTTGCTCCAATGCTAAAGCTGCAAGCTGCTCATTTAGCTGCTTCTTGCTGAATGTGCCAAGTCCGGGAATGTTCTTTGTATCATCGGTCTTGCCGATTTCCTGAATCAACGACTGCCGTAATTCAATTTCTTTTTCAAGCTGCTCATTGGAAATGCCTGTTATTGAGGCAATGAACTGATTGGCTTTATCGGGAGTAATAACCTTGTCTGTAAACTGCTTTTGTTCCTCAATAAGTACGTCTATTTGCGATTTAAGTAGTTTCGCATACGAACCACTATATCCCGGAGAACCGGCTCTACTTTCATAATCATTATACTTCTTCCTTGCTTCTGCAATCTGTACATCATAGTCTAAAAGCTGCTGTTCGTTCTCTTTTGTCTTGCGCTTTGCATCCTCTTCGGCAATCTGTTTTTTGAGTTCCAGAATATCAGCAAGCTTTAGGCGTTCAATGTCGTAATCGGCAAAGATATTACTGTACTGCTTTTTTAGTTCCTGTAAAGCACTTACCCTTTCCAAGTCGGCAAGGGCCTGATTCGTGGCTGAATCAATAAGGGCATCAACTTTTGACTTTCGTTCATCATCCAGCGTTTTCTGTTCTTCAAGCCTTTTGTTCAGGTTCTTCGTGGCTAATTCTGCGGCTGTTGTCCTGTCTTTGAAAATCAACAAGGCTGCGCCAAGACTCAGTAGAGCCGTTGCAACTAAAACATACGGATTGGCAAGCGAAGTTTTGTTCAGGGCTTTCGTGACTTTTTCGGCCACTACCATAGCATTGATTCGTACTAATTCGGCTGCTGTCCATCCCTTAGACAAAGCAACGGAGGCTTTCTGAACAGCATTAAACGTAATAAGGGCTGCCTTATAAGAGCCATAAACAGCAACCAAAGAAGCGATTGTTTTGCCTACTTTTTGGTAGTTTTCAACCAAATTACTTGCTCCGCTAATAGCTGAACTGATTACTCCTTGCGTGGATTGGCCAATCTCATTAAACATCACATCAACGGCATCTCCAAGATTGGCCAACTGCCCGGTAATGGATTTCGACTGCTCCTGCATAAGATTGTAATACAGTCCGCTTTCGCTAACCATATTTTGAAAGGCTTTCTCCACATCGGAAAAGGCTATCTTTCCGGCTGCCGCAAATTCAAGGACTCCCTTTTCATTGGTTTCCATGACTTTGGCTAATTCCTTGTAAATCGGAATACCTCGCCCCGCAAACTGCACAAGGTCTTTGGTCATTACCCGGCCCTGAGCGTTTAGCGTTCCATACAGGTAAATGACATCGCCAAGCTGAGAGCCTACACCCGAAGCAATGTTTCCAAGCATCGTAAGGTTGTCCCTGATGCTGTCTACTTCAAAGCCATACGCCATAAGCTGCTTTGCTCCGGTGGCTACTCCTTTAAGGTCAAAGGGCGTTTTAGCGGCAAAGTCCACTATTTCGGCCATTAACTTATCGGATTCAACTTTGCTTTTGAGCATCGTGGTAAAAGCTATTTCAAGCTGCTGAAATTCGCCTCTTATCTGCGCTACGTGTGAAATGAAGTTTTTGGCCTGCGTGACCGTAAAGACTGCGGCAATGGCAGCACCGACTTTCTTCATCGAGTTATCAATGCGAGTGCCTTCTGCTTCGGCCTTGTCGCCAATCCCTCTAATTAAGTGCTTTGATTTTTCGGCATCCCTTTGAAGCTGCGTATTGTCTATGCCTGTCCCGTAATATATCTTGCCTGAATTATCCATAAAGAATCTCCTTTATTTTGTCTTTGTTACGTGGGTCCGTTGCGTCAATGACATCTTCTTGTTTGCTATCATCATAGCCGGGCAAGACTGAACTGTACAAAACGATATTCACGTAACTGATGCCGTAAATTATTTCATCAAAACGATACTGCGGAAAGCTTTTTGCAAAGCCGGCAATCATCGCCCAGATACTGTCGTTTTCACCACTCCCCTTGTTTTCCTTAGAATGTTTGTTTCTTGCAGGGAAGTGGTAAGCCCGAAAAAAATACCAACCTCCATCTTTGAAAAACAAGCAAGGACAAAGGAGTACACCCGGGCAATATCTTCGTTCAGGACATCGTAAGCCAATCTCCGGATTTTGTCCTCTTGCGTTTGGCCGAACAGCTTTTTCAACCTGAATAACAGGGACTGCTTATCTTCAAGCCTTACACCAAGAATGAGCGTGGCAGCAATATCTCCCAACACATCGCAATCTTTGGCAATGGCCATTGTTTTGGACAGCACATCGGCATTATCGCCAAAGTCCATATCCGGCAATTTGGAAATTAGCCTTGATACCTGAATAAGCGTGCCTAAAGAAGCCGGCTTTACTTCGTAATTCCTTCCACCGATACGGAACTTCTGCGTTTCCTGTAAGACTGTACCGGCTGTTTTTTCTTCTATTGTTTTCATCGCTATACAATAAGTTTGTACGACAATAGGACTCGAACCTAATCTCCAACCTGAGTTGGCGTACTACCATTATACTATTGTCGTTGCAGTCAAAAGACTGCTGTTATCCGGCAGGGGCTTCGTATGTGTACGGCACACACGTATTGCCACTTGCAGGCTTAAGGCCATCGAAAGTGTATTTCAACAACTTGCCATCTTCCTCAGTCCACGTTTGTTCGACTGTCACAATGGTCTTAGGCAACATAAAGCCTTCTATTGTGTCATCTTCGGGAGTAACTCTGACAGCGTAATTGCCGGCCACAACACCATCGTTGTCGGAAAGAACTGCTGTGTCGCCTTTCTTCACGTAAATGGTACACTCGAAACCGTATGTGTTGGGCTGATAGCGAACATCGACTATTTCACCTCCTGCACCTCTGGCTTCCTTTTTAGCACCTTTGGAAACGAATAGATTTGCTGTATTTTCCTTAATGGTAGGCATCGCCTGCCAATTCGGACTTACAGGCAATTCGCCATCCACGTAAGCTGCTATTTCTACTTTGGGTTTTCCCCATGCTATTACTGACATAAGCTTAATTATTAAAATGTTACATACTTAAAATTGAGTTTCATATTGACAAAATGCTGCTCTATTTCCGGCTCAGGAAAGGTTTGAATGATGTGGCTTGTTGAGAATAAGAAGCCGCTTAATTTCAGTGACTCTGAAACCCTCTGGCATACTTCCTCCACTTCGTTGCACCTCTTGACATCTTTGACTTTCTTCCTCACACCGGCCTGAATATCGGGAACGTAAACATTCACGTTTACTGTGCCAATCTGAATCTGTCCATCTGTGCCTGCCAAAAAGGAAATTACAGCATCTTCCTTATCTGAATTAAAAGGCCGCATACCCTCCCGGTAAATATCTCCGGAAATAGCTGTCTTTAACTCGCTGTCGGAAAGAAGCCTGTAAACCTCTTTTTCAAATGTGCTACCTGTTTTTTTCATCTCACTTTAAAACCAATCTGTCCTAACAGTTCAGGGACTTTTATTTCTGCTAACTGCCGGGATGATTCAAGCACGTTTCTTCTCGTTTCAACGTAAGCGGCATAATTCATACCGGCCACAACGATTAAAACAAGCCCTTTTGAATACTTGCCCTTTAGTTCGGAAACAAAACTCCTTCCTTCCTTTCTGCCTTTATAGCCTTGCTTGACAACTTCAAACTGTGAACCTCTGACCACCTGACCATCTCTTAATACGACAAAACCAACTGAGCTTCTTAAATTCCCTGTCTGGTCTAAGTAACTTCCGTTATTCCTTGCCTCATTAACACACTCAACACCTACGTAACTTAGTACATCAATCATCCTTTTTTCAGCCTTTAACAGCGTATCATCAAGGTATGCACTAATGGCATGGTCGGGAGTTATTTGCCGTATCATATCGTAATCCTCACTCTCATTACTGACTCCAATACTTCAAGACTTTGAACCGGCTTTTGACAAACGACATTTTTAAGCATATTGCTTAACTCTATCTGTTCAGCAGCAAAGTTCATTTCTCTGGTAGTGATGATATATTCAGATGCGGTAAACTCGCCATCCTGATACCTCCCTTTGTTGTTGAGCGTATTTGCGTGGTACTTGCAAGGAATATAACTTCCATACGTTACCGATGCAGCAATAGGCTCTCCATCATCGTTGAAGCTTCCTTGTGTCTGATTTACCTTTCTGATATACCCATCCATTTTACCAACAATTTGAGCGGTCACGAATAACTGGTTTGGTCATTGTATCTTCGATTCCCAATTCTTTACATAGGCTTGCGTAATAGACTTTGACTGCCTCGAAATTCCAAGACATCGAAACGCCTCCTTCGCTGACAGACGAATAAACAGGCAGCCAAGAACCAAGACTTTTACGAATGGCATTTTTGGCCTGTTTAACATCAACATCGCTATCGGCATCAAGGCCATTGTCTACGATTATCAAGTCAACATCCCCATCGGAAACATTGAATCTTGACAACGATTGCCTTATGTATTCTCTGGTTGTCATGCAGCATCAACAGTAAGAATGTGAATATTGTCAATAGCTTCCAATGCAGGGAATGCATTCAGTTCAACGGCTGTAAACTCAGCCCAGGGGTCGTTCTCTTGCCATTTACTGATAAGGGCACGATTGTAAGAGCCATAGCTTACACCATCAACAGGCTGCATTTCTTCAATGCACAAAGCGTTCCTTATCTCGCCAAGATTGCCGGCAGGGATAAACGAAACATTGTACTGATTGAAAGGTTTCAGCGTTGTGATAACACCATCCTTTTCGATTCCTACGACTTCTTCGACGATTTCGATTACCGGCAGCCTGTTGGCTTCCAGATACTCGTTCACTTTGTCAAGGGTAGCAACGCCTGCGCCTTTTTGCAGTTGGTTGAATGAAACAAGCGAATTAGTTACTTCGGTTGTTTTAATCATGTTCAACCATTGCTTCCTGGACATCAGAATTTTGCTGAAATAAATCCCTTTATCGGCAGCATCATTGACAACCTTTGTAATATCGGCAATAGGGGTTGCCGTTGCAGCAACACTCCATTTGCGGGCAGCGGTTCCGGCTACACTTGTTTTGTTGGTTTCGGGCATCAACAAATCAAGAGGGTCTTTCAGAATAATACCATCAGGGTTGGTATCAACTGTCAGGCTGATTTTACCGGTCGATACAGCTTCAAGAGCCATAACATCCAACCTTTTGTGGGCTGCGCTTCCGGCTTTCTGTACAGGGTTGAACAACATATCAAGCAATTGGCTTTTTTTGACCTCGTTGCTTACGTTTAACGATTGCAGGGTAAGGAACTCCCGGTAATCTTCTTCACGCATTGCGAACTTTTGCTTGATAGCGGGAATTTCGCCCTGATATTTGGCCAACTGACCACGAGAACGGAGCGGTGCTTCCGAAGAGCGGTTCACGATTGAAGCAGCAGCCTCAATACGGCTTGCGCCAATAACCGAAGTAAACGTCAGGTTTTGCTGTGTGGGAGCAAAGCTGAAATACTTCTGATACCATGTGGGCGCAAAGCGGTCTTTTGCTTTGTCAATAACGACTTGCAGATTTTCCGAATAAACTCCGAAAATACTTTGTATTCTTGCCATAACTTATCCTCCTTTTTAGAATGATTGTGAAAAAATGATGTGAGGCAGTTTAGCCTTTACAGCAGCAGACAGAGCCATAATTCGCCTTTCGTAAACTGTGCCACGAAGGACTACGGCAATGTCGGCTACTCCATTGGAGTTGACTACGGCAGCACTGTAAAGCAAGCCTTTCAACTTATTATAGCCATCATCGGCCACCTGAATAGTATCGCCTTTGGCAATGGCTACACCAAGCGTTGCTTCAAGGGTCAATTCATCGTAATCTTCCGATTCGGTGTCAATGGCGGTGATCTCCTTACCGGCAGCAGCAGCTCCGGAAATTACGGTCATTCCAACAGCCAGATTGTGGCCTTTCTCCACTTTATATGTGGTGGCTTCATCGGTAGCAACTGCCTGAGCAATGCCAAACTTGCAAACCTTCGCTTTGCGGGTTGCTTCGTCAAAGCCGATGGGTATGCCGGCAGGGACAACTGTACCTTCGGTTGCATAGGCTGAATCATCAAGCGTGAATCCTCCCTGTGCTACCTGTGTATTCTTGCTCTGCCAAATAGGTACGCCAGAAGTGGCATACTCTTTCTTTATTTGCATCATAACAATAATGTTTTTGAATTAATACTTTATTTACTTTTCTCCGGTGAGCCTGCTTCGGCCCATTTACTAATGTCCAAAACAGCTTTGTCCTTAGAAACATTACTCCCTGCCGAAGATACAGGTTTCGGAAAGCCTGAAAGCCCTGCGTTAACAGCCTCTTGTTTTAATTCGGCTAAGTCAGCTTCGGTTTCCGCAATGAACTGATTGAAATCTTCATCGGACTCGAAATTCATTTTGTCAAAACCTTTGATGATGGTTTTGCGAAATGCTTCCGGTGCTTCTTTTAGCTTTGCTTCAAGAGTTTGTTTTCGTGTGGCAACGATTTTGCCGGCTTCTAAGGTTTGGATTTTATCCTGTAAGGGTTTGATAGCAGCTTCAACGGATTGCCTGATAATGGCAGATATGTCATTGTCATCCGCTTTGGGCTGTTCGGGCGTTTTCTTCTCTACAAGATTGTACTTTGATTTCAAGTTGTTTTCAAAGGTCTTGTTGGCGTTGGAAACTTCCGAATCTACCTCCCTTCTGTATTCCCTGATAAATTCAGTTACTTTGTCGGCTGTGAGTTTTTCGACAAGTGCCTGAGCTTCGGCCTCATCTGCAACTTGTAACGACAGGGCGCGTGCCAATTGCTGTAAGCCATCTTTGCGTGCCTGAGTGAATCTGGCTGTCAGTAACGCTAAAATCTTCTCATTCATAGTACTATTAAATTGAGTTTATAAACTTTAGCGACAAAGATAAAAAAAGTGTTTATATTATAAACACATTACAACAAAAAAAGTGCTTACATAATAAACACTTTCTTATAAAATTCATTAAAACTGTTTTTAGGTGCTAAATGACGTGGGTAGCTTTCTAAAGAATGTAACATCATCAAGCAGATTAATCATTCTTAATATTTCAAGATATTCTTCGTGTGACATCTTCTTTCCTTTCGTGTCACTCTCGTTTTTGTCGCAATTAAAAAGCCTGTGCTTGCTGGGATATGCAACCTCCAAAGATTTAAGTAGCTTCTTCCGTTCCTTGTCAAACTGCTTTTTGTGAAACTCGAACAACTGTTCAATATCAATATACTCGCTATCAGTCAAATCAACATACTTGCCTGACCTTTTGCCTTTATAATGCCACATGTTTTTTGCCTTGTTACCGGCAACAAATAAGCATACCTGATAGAATAATTGTTCGTGTCGGGCTTGTACCTTGAATTTTCGGGTTGATCGTTCTTCACACATAAGCTGCTCGATACTAACATCATATTTTTCAAGTAACTTATCAAGCTGATGCTTTGCTGCAATCGCTTCTCCGGATTCCCCTCTATCGGCAAGGGTTTTGATTTTTTTTAGTCTGTCAATTATCTGTTCCATTATCGGTTTATCTTTATTTCTTCTTCGCTGCTCATCCATTCGCAATTTGACAAGTGGAATCCTTTTTCATCAAGGAACTCTTGCACCTTATCATCAAAGTCCTCATTCTCTTTAGGCTCAGGGATTGACACATTCTGATAAATAAACACCTGGCTACAACTGTAATCCAGGACTACAATATTCATTTTCTTCATGGCCTTTAGATTGGATATTCAACAACACACCTATCAACACCGGGAATATCACCTACAATAGCCGTATTCTTGTGTTCTCGCATATATTTTGCTATTTCTCCATCAAAACCCATTGTTTTGAGTTGTTCGGGAGTATAAACGACTCTGGTGGCCGCTTTTGATTGTCTGGTCTTTTTCATGCTTTCAAAAATTATAATCGTAAAACTTAATCGGTTCGTCACTCATAATGTACCGGCCCCGGCCCCAACCATACTCTGAAAGCCGGATTTCAAAGCTTTCATTCTCAGGATTGCTTTTGCACTCCCAACGTTGAGCATTATTGTCTGAATAGTTGCCTAAAAAGCCGCCAGGGTGAAACTCTTTTGGTGGCTGTATTAATTCGGCATCCATTCTGCGAAGCAACACTCTTTTCGAGTTAATTACTTTAATCACTTCACAAGGCTCAATGTCAGAAGATAAATGCTGATTGCAGTACTTTCGGATTTTGAACTGATATAACGGACTATTCAAATAAGTCCTTAGCCTTTTCTCTACTTTTCTATGGTAGTCAAGCGTTTTTGCCAGTACATCATTAAACGCTTCTTCGTTCTTCTCTCTGCCTTTTCGGATGAACGCCCACCAATCTTGACTGTTGATTTCATTTTTCCGGTACATTCTAAATGTCCGGGCTACGTATTTACTCATTGCTTCCATTAATGCCACGGTTCAAATCTGTCGTGTACTGAAATAGGGTAGCGGTTCGGAAACCTTGAATCCGAAGTATAAACAAAGTTACCTCCGGCCATTACATTTGTGCCTTCGCCTAACGGCTTTCCATCTTGCATCACTCTTGCGTGCAAGTACTCTCCGTTGATATTTCTCCTGACCACTTCAAGGTAGATTTCTCCATCTTTAACCTCAAAGGGGCCTGTTTCGTTCTTCGGGTCTACCAAAATAATTTGGTCTACCTTACTTGTTATACCGCCTCCGGTACAGTCTGGTTTGTATCTTAACACAAACACTAATAGTCCTTTTCTTTTCATTGCTGTTGTTTTTAAAGATTATACTTTGATTTGATTAGTTGTATTGCTTGCTGCCTGATAGTCGCTGTATCAAGCTGTATTGACTTGTAGAACGATTCATTTCCTGACATTGATTCCTGTGCTATCTCGAGCGTTCTTTTTTCTTCTTTGGTGAATCCAATCTTGAAAGTCCGGAAAATTCTGAGGGCTTTTTCTTGCTCTCCGGATTGGAATAATTCTATGGCTTTGGCTGTCTTGCTCATTTTCTCAGTTTATTTACCATGTGTTCAATGTCTCCTGAGTTCAGGGAAATCCCATTATCGTACTTGAGCAATATCAGTTCATCTTGGCCGATTTCCTGAAATATCTTGTCCTCTAAAACGCCTTCTTTAAGCACTTCAACATACCACTCTCTAATATGGCTATCGTGCTTCTTCTTTTGCTCATTCAGCCGGTCTTTCAGTTCAATGATCTTGTCGTCAAACTCCGTTCCGTTCAAAAGCGAAAAATCATTTAAAATGTTCGACTTCATCTGCTCGAAGCTGTTACCAAATTCTTCGGCAAAGTACCCTTTGCCATCGAACAGCTTTTTCAGCAATTCGATTTCTTCATTTTTTGTCATTGTCTTTTTCATTTCAAAAGTTCATTACCCAATAAGGTGACCTAAATTCGTCTTGGTATCTTTCTTTGTGGCTGGCATTGAGTTTTTCAATGGCTTCGTCTATGGAAAGGCCGACTAAAAGTTCAACATCAAGTGGAATGAAGTCATAAGGCTTGCCGCCCATCTCACGACCTTCTGCACTTTGGATAATTTCTTTGTCGTCAATCACTACTTCAATGTGAGAAAAAGCTCCGAAGTGTGCTTCCATCAGTTCTAATAACATTGTGTTCATTGCTTTGTGTTTTAGTGTTTTATTTGATATTGTAAACGTACGATGTATGTTTATAATATAAACACTACAAGGCCATTAATTTTCTTGCTTTAGGAATGTTTAACTTTGTAACGTGCTGTAAACGTGGATTATACAAAATTTAGCCTATCTTGCCGCTCTGAGAAGGCTTTCGTTGTCTTTCAGGAAATATGGTTTTGAATCTGACTTCTCTTGATTGTCTTTTACCCATTTCTTGAAGCCTTCAGGAACTCCCTTAACTTCATTCTTTGATTTCAGGACAGATTCTTCTCCGGCCAATAGTTTCTTCTGATGCTGAATGAATTCTTCCTGAGTGGCTAATATACTGACTGAGAAACAGCGACAATTACTACCCCAAAAACATTTGCCGTTTCTGCGGATATACATAATGGAATTTTTATCAAGTGTCAAATCATATACATATCCTTCGTAATTAACTATCTCCTTTTCAAAAACTGTGGCGGTCAATGAATTGCATTCTGTAATGATAATTTGATCGTGGTTAATTGTATAAACACCGTTTCTGAATTTTTGCTTCTTGCCTTTAGTCTTATCTATTCTATACGAAGGTCTTTTGCCAATCTTTAGAATAAGCTCTCCAATGTCGCTTGCGAGTTTTGGAGACGATGTACAATACGACCTTTCATCATTCTTTGGCACACATAGCGTACCTCTATTCCCGACAAAAGCCTTTGCTTTTTTAATATGGCCATTGCAAGAAATAAAAGCATTGAGAAATATTGTAATCTGTCTAATCGATGCTTTCTTAATTTGTTCCGGGATATATTTATCGTAGGATTTTCCGAATTGCTTTAAATACTGATTAAGATCTCTCGAATAACAATCAACCGAAGCGACTGTTTTTCCAAAGCTTAAACCTAATCGCTCAACACACGATATAATCTTTTCCTTGTTATTATCGCCATCACGTTGAGCTATTTTAATTTGTGAATTACGGATCAAGCTGCCATCGGCAAGCCAAAAGCCCATGAATTCTGCAAAAAGATCAAAATTTAAAACAGTCTGACCTATCGTGATAGAATCAATTTCTTCTCCATTCCAATTAGCGCCTCTAAAAAAAGCACCCTTCCCTTTAGTGTATTCAATAGCTGATACTCTTTTAATCCTTCCATCCGATTTATTAAGATATACCATTTCGTGCTCTGGCGTAACAAGACAATCAAGGGAACGATTATAGAAATGAACCATGTCTCCGGAATACATTCTCTTAAAACTCAACTTTATTCCGGACCATTCTAAATATCTCGTATTGGGATTTAATGATAATATTAAATCATCGTCTTTCACGTTTTTGAAGAACTTCCATCCGTTATTAGTGTAAACTTCGGAAGCTTCATCGTAACATTGTGGATGCCAACCGGTGAACACAAACGACTTAGGGTATCTACCTTTCAGGCTTTCACATACCGGGCACGAAAAGAAATGGTTTGACCTTTTCACTTCAATACCTACAACAAAATCAAACTGCTGATTCTTTTCGTAATCGGCTTTTCGGTAGGCCATATTGGTTTCCGTTCTGGTCAATCGCATGGCGTTCTTGTATGCACTCCGGTATACTCCCGGGCCGGGATGATATTGTTTTGCGTGCTTTGACAGTTTCAAGTTGCCGTACTTATTCCTTACTCGCCTGAATAGTGCATCGGGATTGTTCAGATAGGAACGGACATCACGACTTAGCTGTGCTGCTGAACGGCCCTCGCCAAGTCCTATATCCAGAGCCAACTCTAATTCGCCTTTAAATTGGTTTGTGTATCTCCATACCCGGTCTGACAGATTAAGGCCGTTGATTTTTCGTTGCTGAAAGGCCGCCAGAGCCTCCATGTTACGACTTTGGTATCTTTCGAGTAGTGTGGTAGGAATATTGATTTTCGAGGCATACTGAGCAATTAAAGCATCTCCTTTGTAGCAAGCTTCCATCCATTCGGTTTTGTTCATCTGCTGAATACTTAACTCCATAGTGGTATTCATTTCTCCGATAAGCTTGTCGATTTTCTTTTTTACTGCCGGGAACTTGTCAAAACTAAACTCCCCCTTGTATTTTACTCCTTCAACAAGTTGTGCGGCCTGCTGTCCTGTTCTCAGATACAACAGTTGAATCTTCCGTACATAGGATTCTATTCTTTTGAAATGCTCCTTATCGTAATTAATTCCTACCTTCTTTGCCATTTTTCAGCGAAATCCATTTATCGTTTATTGTTTCACCGGCATCAATACGGCCCTGTTTATACAGAACATTCAGGGCGTTGTTAATCTCAGCGAATACTTCTTTTTTTAGAGCATAGTCCGGGAACAGCTTTTGACTTCTTTTTTTTTCAACAATCCCTTCAATGATAGTGATTAATGCTTCCTCTATCATTGAGCCATAGGAAATAAATCAACGCTGCTTGACTGCTTTTCTTCTTCCTGAATCTGGGCGTATTCTTCATCGGGATTACTTGCAAAGCCGGCTAAACGAACACCTCTCTTTTGTGAACATACCGGCTTATTGCCTGTTGCTGTCATAACGACTTCAAGGCGTTCCTTTTCATCATCAATCATATATGGAGTAATTACGTGGCCAATCCTGATAGTCTTTGCTTCAACTGTTTTACCAAACGATGCTACATAAGCCTTTACGATACTCATTCTTCTTTTCAGGTATTCATCAAAGACCTCTCGTTTGTCGCCTACTTTTAAGTGTGCATCAAGGAACATCAGTTTGAGCGTTGTCAGGGCAATGGAGTTAAGGCCCTTCATGTTGTCAAATGATATATCCGGCGTTTGCGAAATAGTGTATATCATCTGCTTTAGCGTGTCTATCTCAAGCTTAACGGATTCCGGTGCGTGCTGCCATGACAGATAAGAAGCCTCTGAGCCGGGTTCTCCTTCGAGTATTGCTCCGGACTCTCCCTTTTTGGCAAAGCCGATAATCTTTCCTTTAACGAATATCTTCGGGCTTGAATGATAGTCATTCGTATCGGCAAAGTTGGAAAGGAGTTTTTCCAACCGCTCGATAAGCATTTGAACATCATCGTAGTCTGTTATATCCTGATGGCCGTACACGACAGGAATCTTCTTAATGGGATTCTTTTTTGGCTCGTTGAGTAACACCGGGCCTTCTGGCTTTATTTCATAATTCAGAATGTACTCGTCTGTGTACACATCAAAGAAAATCCTTTTATCGTCACCTTTTACAACAGAGTACTCCCGGCTGAAAGCAATAAGATCATCGTACTGGTCAAAGTAGGGGTACAGCTTATCTCCTTTCATAGGATTGAGCAGCTTCATCTTTAGCTTGTACTTCGAGTTGATGCCGTAAAGGTTTTCTTCGTTCTCTGCTTCTACCGGATACCATAATTCGGCCACCTCTGTACAGGAAAACAAAATTCTGGCCAATCGCCTGTTTACCGAATCAATCTTTACATCTTCCATGATCTGCTGAATGGCAGCGAAAGCTGTTTGATATTTGCTTTCATCGGACTTTAGAGTTAATTCCACCGGGTTACCAAAAAGGAAAGCCGAAGCCCTCTTAACTATCAGCTTTTGCAGGGCAAGGGCTATTCTTGCCACCTTTTCAGTCCGGATAGTGCCATCGTCTTGCTTTACTGTCTTATCCGGCCTGTATTTAGGGTCAAAGACTTTATGCCTGTGTGGATTAATAGCCTTTATGCAAAGTTCTATGTCCGGTTCGGGGGCTGTTCTGCCACCTTTTAATTCTTCTATCATCTCTTGCGGCTTGTCGGCCATTCCCAAAATCTCCTGAATTGTCATAATCGTTTCTTTAGTGGTTAAAAATAGCCGGCCAAATCTTGCGCTGTGCTTTTGTTGGCAGGGTAAAAAGTATTGGCAAGCGCATCAAATTTATCGGTTGAGCGCTTTAATCGTTTCATAATCTCCTCTTTCGGCTCAATGATGATCGAGCCATTGGATTGGAATTTCCATTTGATAGCTGTTGCTTCCTCCATCAATTCATCATCGAAAGGCAGGCAGGGCTTGTTCTTATTGGCAGGGTTGAGCCAATCCCGGACACACCAAAAAAGGTAAGCCCTCATATTGGCAAACGTGTACACTTCTGTAATGTCCGATAAGCCTTTTGCTCCTTCTGAGTATTTACAGGAAACAGCATTGTCAAAACCTAATTCAAGTAACCTTGAATAGACTCCGGCCCCTTCGCCTATCGTATCAATGAAAGCAAAGGTTTTCTTATTCTTTAGCTTGGGAGCGACAATTCCGGCAATGTGCATATGGTCTGCCTTGCCTCCGGACTGGTGCACCTGAAAGCGTTCCACATAACGACCTCGCCTGTGACAAAGGACTGACTTATCCCGGCCCATACCGGCCACATCAACACCAATCGTTTCATCGCAATGAAGATTGGGCTTTTCTCTATTGTATTCCTCCCAATTCCTGTTGGCAATTTCAATCCATTCATAAGGGATAAGGACATCTTCGGCCACTTTAGGGAACATTCCTCTTACCTTTACCCTGAACAAGTCGTTAGGGCGGTAATATCTGCCCTCCCAGAAAAAGTCACCTTCTCCCTCGTTGAATTCTTCCTCCCTTAATGGGACACACCAATTGCTTACTTTGTCTTTTACCCATTCGTAATTCACTTGCCCGGGTATTCTGTTTTCCTTTGAAACAACATTCTCTGCATTCAGTGAGTCAAGCCTGAACTTTTTAAAGCGGTCAGACTTCATAGCTTGCGCTGCATAGCCTGTTGTTATGTTTGGATTAAAGACTATCAAAAGCCTTGAATTACCTTGTAGGTTGCCCTCTATGGCGTTGTAAGTGGTTTCGGATATACCTGTTGCTTCGGTAACGACAAACATCGTATTGGAAGCGTGAAAGCCTGACCATGCTTCTGTGGCATCATCGCTTGCCTTGAAACCTGTCAGAAACCATTCATCATAGCTGGTTCGGATATCTCCGGCAACTAATCTGCCGGGCAAAATACCTGCATTGCGAAACAATCTTCTTACTTCGGGGACCATGATGTTCATTACCTGCCGCCCGGTCGGTGCTGTCATTGCTACTTTAGTGTTTTCTATCAACTTGCCTTCTTTATTGAATTTTGGTGTTAAATAGAAAAAACAAAGACTTGCACACGCAGCAACAAAGTCTTTGCCTCTTGCTGTTCCCGAAGCAACGGCTGTCATTGGATTGAACTGAACAGATTCAATGATGGCTTGCTGCTCGAAATCCAGGCGAGCCTTCAATACATCTCTGCAAAATTTATTCCAGTCGTTTTGCCAAGACTTAAACAACTGTATGTAGTCATTCTTTATCATTAGCCGATGCAGCCTTCATAAGCTCCTCAAAGGGATTAATCATGACCTGATTTTCAACTGTCTCAATGTAGCCTCTTTTCTTAGCCTGAGTTTTGAGGAAAAAGAATATGCTTGCTTCTTTGCCCTCTTTGATATTCATATGAAGCTTTGACTCTGCAAAGTCAATTAGAGCCTCTTTTTGAGCGTCAACTTCTTGCCTGAATTTTGGGTTGCCCTCATACCAATCGTAATAAGCCCTTCTTGAAATGCCAAAACTCTTGCAGGCTGCCGAAACATTATAAGCATTACTTTCAAGCACTTGTAAGAATGTTTTTTGCTTCTTACTCAGTCGGACTGTTGTTTTTTTTTCTTCTTTCATTCCTTTTTATCAAGTAAAGTTTGTAAATTAATATTCAAACAGATTCGGAGTCTTAGGCACATCCCTTTCAACCTCGTCATCTTCTATTTCTTTAATAGTCAATCCTTTGTCTGCATCTTTGGCCAACTGCTCCATAAGCTCCTCTTTAGGCATTTTGTTGGCCCTGTTGATTTTAGCCCCTTCTGCATAGAAGTGATCAAGTCCCCTTCCCATAGATTTTCCTTTCCTTGTGTGCATATCAAAGACATAATCCGGAATTTCCGGCCTTTTCGTTTCGTTCATTTTCCAATAAACAGAAATTGCCAGGTCTACATACCTTGACTTTCTTGAATACACTAATACAAGTACTGCCTGAGTGAATGGGAGCTTTTCAGGATTGTGTTTATCATTCAGGGACAACAAATAATCGTACGATGCTTTGAGTGCCATTATGTGGGTAATGCAGTTTGCTTCTCCCAGTCCGACATCTTCACTTGCCATAATGATCATTCGCTTCCAGGCATACTTTTGGTAGCCACTTTCGTACAATTCAATAGCCCATTGCATAGCAAGGGTTTCATCACATCTTCTTATGGATTTTTGAAAGGCACTTGCTACTTCAAAAAACTCATACCCATGTTTTGTTCTAATCTGATAATCTGCCATAACTCTTTGATTTTTAAGTTCATATAAACGTACGAAGTATGGTTTTATTTATGGGTATCTTTAGTTTTATTTAACTGAATATCAGTCATTTAGTATGGTATTTTTAGAGTCCGTTGGTATTCGTGTTTCCTTTTGGCAAGGCCGGTATCTTCTTTTATGCTTATGGCATCGCCAAACATTTTCCTTAGCCATAGGGTATCTTCCATTTCAACCTCCTTTGTCCGGTAGGTAGCACAGCCTCCTTTGTTGCCAAAAGTCTTTGTTCCGACTACGGAGAATCGGTTATCTATCCAACAGTATCTATTGATAAAAGCATTGTAGGCCGATATCCAATAATCCTCACTTACTACTGCTTTTTCGTGAAAGAACAGCTTTGAGCCTTCCAATAGTCCTATTGTTCCGTTTAGTACTCCGGACAAAAAGATTGGTTTCATTTCGTTATATGCAAGCGGGTTGCCATCCTTTGAAACACCAAAGAGGAAACAGCCGGCAAGCTTGGCGCAATTTCCTATGTACTGAACTACATCGTAAGCTTCTTCCGGACTTAGGGCAGAAGGTTCTCCTTTCTCTACATAGAGCCTGTTTATGTGGGCTATGTCGTCATCAATCATAAACACGTTTGGAAAGTTTTCGTATATCCATTGGCGTTTTAGTGTAAGACCTTTTATTGAATCCGGGTGGGGGATAATTTCTACTTCCGGGTTGTGTTCTTGGTAGTCTTTTAATTGACTCTCCGGAACGCATATCTTGGCGTTAGTGATAGCCTTTAACGTGATTACATTTTCGGCTCTCATATGCGAAGGAATGACGATTTCTATCTTTACTGCTCCCATACCTTTTTGAAGTGTTCTACGGAAATAATCATTGCTTTGCCTGTTCTCTGGTTCTTGTAGGATTGGCTTTTCTCTATTTGTAAAGCACTCTCAAGGAATGTTGTGTCAATCTCATTCTTGCTGACAATGATTACAGCATCGTATTTCTCAGAGAATTTCGGGACAAGTGGGTAAGCGCAATTCGAGTTATCGAACTGGCTGAACTTCTTTTCAAAGTCTGTAAGGAACATCTTCAATTCACTTTCTCCAAAACCTATCTCTTTCAAAAAGTCTTTCGTGAAATGAAGCGATAAAAGGTTTTCATCAAAACTACCGGTATTCTTATTCAAGCGAACATTCAACTCCTTTTCTTTTTCAAGTGTCAAATCAACTTCAACGCAAGGCATTTGAGTATAGCCTAAGTCTTTGGCTACTTCGGTTCTTCTGTGGCCGCCAATGATGATATTATACCGGTCTTTATTAATGTTTACAATGGCAGGGTCCACCAATCCAAAACGCTTGATGCTTGCCTTGATATCTTCGTACTCCTTTGGAGAAATTTTTCTCGGGTTGTACTCGGCAGGGATTAAGTCCTGAATATCTTTGTAAACTATTTTCAAGTCATTTTTCATTGTACTGATTGATTAAGTGCATTGTTTTTATTCCACCTACATTGAAAAGAGAATCTATTACCGACATATACGGAATAAACTCAATCGTGTTTGCCTGAGCGTAAGAGGGATGCCGGAAAGCTTGGTATTCTATTTGAATCGTGCCAAAGAATGAAGTATCTAAATACACCCTGCCGGAGCATCCGGAAAGGTATCTTTCTGCTCCAACAGCTTTACAAAGGTTTGCGAGTAATTCCGACTTAGCACCGGAACAGTTTAAGTCCGAAGCCTTTTGGATTACTGTGTCAATCCTGAGCCATTCAAGCACTTTTTCAAGTAATTCTACATTCAAATCAACAAGCTTATCATCGTTCTTTTGGTAGATAGCTTCCAACTCTTTGTAGTATTCATCAAAAAAGGGCGTTTTGCCATACGATTGACGAATGGTGGCCAGAAGCTTTCTTCTCATGGCCGGCCATTCCTTTTGGCTGATGGCGATATCCTTGATTTTCTTACTTCCATTATTTACCGGAACGGTGATATACCTTACTCCTGATGGCGTAATTATCCTGTTTCTGTTTTGAAAGTAGTTTTTCTCATAGTCAACCGTATCAAGTAAAATCAATTTATCGCATCGGGAAACTTTATGAAAGAATCCCAAATACGACAAATGTTCCGGCTGATGGATGGTAACTGTCATCGGACTAACTTCTGAACATAAAACATTTCGGCATACTCATAACCGCTTTCAACTCCCCTTATTCTGGATAGTGCCGTTATCCCTTTGTAATTTAGTGGAGAGGGCGAACATCGAACCTGGCTCTTATACAGATTGAACAAGTCAACCTTTTCGTCAATAACATCGGATATATCGTGATACCAACGACCGCCATTGATATAATCATAGTGACCACCAACAAAAGGATATTCGTACAAGGCAATAAGCTTTGGAGTATAGCCCTCCCTTAATCGGAATGAAGCCATTGCGCAATCGTACATCTTTTTATGGTCCTGATGATGGCTGCTGTAATTTATGAATATCTCGTCTGGCCTGAATTCATCAACTATACTGTCAATAGACGAAGTGATCTTAAACGAAGGCAGCGTGTCCAATTCGGCATCGAAGCCTTCAAACATGACTTTGTACGAAGCATTAAGCTTGTTGCATACCGATTCTAATTCATTTCTTCGTGTGGTTAAGTGTTGGCGTTTATCAAAGCCACCAAGTGCGCCAATGGTAATGAGTATTTCACTACCGGCTTTCTTCTCGTGTAACAGATAGCCACCGACTCCCAATACTTCATCGTCTGCGTGTGGTGAAATGACTAAAATCCTCTTTTTCATCTTTTGAAAAATCTTTCTCCAAAAATAGTAAATGTGTTTATATTATAAACACTTTTAGGACAAAAAAATAGCTTTTTGTTCCAATTCTTTCAATTTTCTCCGGTAAAGGTCAATTAACAGGTCAAGTTCGACTTCTGACAGGTGCGAAGTGTTGAATTTTTTCATCTCCAACATATCCACTTGCTTTTCGCCTATCTTTTCAATTAATCCTTTCCGGTAGCCTTGAATATTTCCTTCATCGAAGCGGTTACAAGCCCGGCATTGGCCATGAACATTTTTTTCATCGTAACGAACAGCCATATGCTTTCTGTTAATGTAGTGGCCTGCATCGCAAGTATCAAACCTTATCGGCTTGCTGCACGAAATACAACGACCATACCCAAAACCGCAATCCCTTCTCCTAATGAACTTACTGAATATCGTATCAAGCTTCTCAATCTTCTTACTCCGGCTCGACTTAGGGCTGGCTTTCTTCTTCATCCACATACCTTCAAAAATATTTTTTCAACAAATTGTATTTTTTCACAATATATATATTGTATTATTGATATGACATTATCTTTGCGAAATACCTTAAACAATACTTACTGGAATACCATGAAACATTTCAGCTCTAAGGTAGTGAATATAAAGGAATTATGCAATCTTTTTGAGGGTTGTTTTTTGGGGGTGGTTGCGAGTATTTAATTAATGATTTGTAAATATAGAGTTGCCCTGTTAGTGGGCTTTTAGGGCTGCTATTATTGGGGTGTTAGCAACCATTTAAGACACGCCCTTCATAAAGGCCATCCAAATTGTTTTTGCCTGTTTTCCAGATGTATGCCCAAAA